AAAAGGACACCCCCATCTTCTGGGTCGTCAAGTTCCATTGGGAAGCCATTGTTTGTCCCAAATATTCTATGCCATGGTCGAGATGCAAGATTGTGTGCGCAGTTGGCAAAGAAATCGTTGTGGGTGACTATACTCCCACCATCACCAATGTCAAGAATGGCTTGTTCGACTTCAAAGAAAACTCGTGCATGGCTCCTATAATGAACATAGTGTGAATCAACTTCTGTTAATTCATTGAAGTCAGTGTTCTCAAGAAACTGCTTTGTCCAACATAAGAAGGCTAAAAACATTTTCTTGACATCATACACTGCCGTTTGAAGCTCCTTTGGTGCATTGGAAGGGTCAGAGCCCAGAACAATGTCAATGGGTTTCATAAGCTCATTCAAGGCGTCATAGTCTGGTTCGAGCTCCTCAAACGCTTCTGGGTTATCACCAAACATGGACACAAACATGTCAAATTTAATGTTGTAATTCCATGTTCGTAACAACATGTCAAGCCATTCAACTTCTATACAGAGTTGTTCGAATTCTTGACTAGTGTCGTGCATGATGAAGCACGTTCCATTGTTTGTTCGGCCAGTTCTACCTGCTCTCTGTGTCATCAAAGAAGCAGGTGCACGGTATAACTGTGGTTTACCAATACCCTTTGCCATGACAAGGTCACGCGTAATGACAACATCAACAGAAGGTATTGTGACTCCAACATCTGCAGCAGATGTGGCAACAATGAACTGTGCTGTTGAGTCAACTTCCGAACTGAGGGATGAGATTGTGGACACCTTCCCAGGTAAGACTTTGACTAAAATGTCCAATTCAGCGAAAGAGTCAACAAATATTAGGATTTTTGCAAAAGGGCTGATTGATGACAATGCTCTTCGCACTTGTGCCATCATTTCAGGAATGGCATTCGAGGAACGGTATTCAACATGCTGAATTTGTGTTTCATAACTCTTGCCAACAACTATGTCAAGGTATGGCGCACGCGGCATGCTGGATATCAATTTCTTTGATGTTGTGGCGGAACAAAACAACACTTTTTCATTTGATGCTTTGAGTACATTAATTGCAAGCATGTGTTCAAGTTCCATCAAATGAGATTCATCGAAAATGAACCAGTTGTCTGAGCCAAAAAGTGTGTGATAACGCGACAAGAAGCTGCCTGACGTTATATAAACGACATCGGCATCTGGATTAATCACACCATTTCCACTAATATGGCCAAATTCTATTGGATATTGGGTCGACATGTAGTTTGCCAAACCAATAGCAAGGTTAACTCTTGGCACAATAACAAATATTTGTTTCTTAATAGTTGAAATGTGCATAAAGAAAACCATTGACGTTGATTTTCCCGTACCCGTTCCGGCATTGATTATGATCTTCCTTTCAATTGGAAGTAATGGCAACAAATCATTGAATGATGCTGGAACTTCATGTAGTATCCTAGTGAATGTTGCTTTCATGATTTGTTCAATTGCACCTATGAAATCAGGGCAAGCGAGCTCCATGAAGGCATTTGGCACATCAAGTCCTCCAAGGCCTATGTATACAAATGACAAGAGATACACTAACAATGCATTATAGTATGAAAACTCTATATTTGAATGGCCATTCAACACCCTCCCATTGATCAAGAAATTAAGATTAAGGATAGATCGCCAGGTTTTGTTAAAGATACCAAAGAAAGGCATCACCCTTGACTGGTATGCAAAGAGGTAAATCCAATGGCGAACAAGTAATGTAATGTTATTTACATGACGTGCAGGTGTCATTGGCACATTTGTTGCAATGAATTCATATGCTGATTTCTCAAGCAACTTGTTTGTATGGCCTTTTGACATTGCTTGATTCGCCCTTGACACTAAAGTCTTTGGCCACGAAAAGTTATCGTGAAGTTGATTCATGACAAATTCCGTGCTATCAAGATTCCTAAATATGGGAGATATATAATCAGGAACCATAGACAGTGTGTTGAGTGTTTGTTCTAAGAAAGTGATCTCCCCGTAAAACGTGATGGAGTCATCAAGGAAGATGGTATCTGTTTCCCCATCTTTGGACTTTGGGTCAACATCATAAGGCATTTTCTCAGTATACCAGCTTTTCAATACTGCATTGTAAGATGGAGTAAGATGCCCAATGTGTTTTCTGACTTCAGGATATGACCTGAAAATCCTTTCAATCACTTCCTTGCAAATCAAATAATTATCTTTATGATGTGCAGTCAGGTACATGAAAGATTGGATTCTCCGTGCTTTAACCTGAGGATTCCTGTCAGGCAAAGCTGCCATCAATTTTCCCATCATTGAAGCTGGATCATGATAAGTTAGCCATTCAGGAATTTCGACATCATTACCTAATGCTGCTTTGAATTCAAGAATGTCTTCAACCGTTGGATGACGACACATTTTCTTTAAGAATGGAATTCTTTGCAAATTCGTGCCTTCACCATTTGTAGGGACTTCTTCCCTCATTTCAATATTCCATGTCTTCATGATGTTCGTAATGTTGTTCCATGTCCATGACGAAGGAGCTATTTTCGACATTGATAAAACATGATCGTCGCCATAAACGCTAAGTTCATTGTAATGCTTGA